TATAGTGTAAGCACACCTCTCAAATGGCAACTCGCGCTCGCATTGGTCTTGAACTTAAAGACGGTTCTATTCTGTCTGCTTATCATCACTGGGATGGTTATCCTGAATGGTTGGGTCGTATTCTGAAAACTCACTACAATAGCAAAGACGCTGTTGCTGAACTGATTGATGGTGGCGATTTGAGTTCTGCTTGGACTAATTGTGGTTGGAATAATGAAACTGTAGAACAAGGTCCGTTGTATTATTCTTCTCGTGGTGAGGATACTCCTCCTCGTCATGATGCTGACTTGTGTGAGTATCTTCTGCCTGCCAATAGCGAAGAATACGCTTATGTCTTCCGCAATGGTGAGTGGATCTGCTATAATCTGAATCAGTTTGACGATAGCAAACTGCCTGAAGTTGTTGAGATTCCGTCTGGAGCACTTGTAGCATGAACCGTAAGTATTTTATCGCTGGATTTGTTGGTTTTGTTGCTATCATCGGTTGGAACATCTTTTGTATCCAACGCGATGATGCACTTTACAAAGCATACTATCGGCAACAGGCAATAGAGAATCTCAAACACCAGAAATGATTGAGTTTCTCATCATCTCTGCATCAGTTGCATGGATGTTCTTTGCACTATTCTCCAAACACTTTAACCACCTAGACGAGCACAAACGCAAATGATTTCTGATCGCATCAAAAAACTGATTGAACAAGCAGAAAGGAACAAAGCAGCAGAGGAGTTTTGGAAGGAAGTTGAGCGTGAAGCAGCGAAACTTGAAGTGACCTGCGAATACTATCTTGCTGAGTTCTATTGACAATCAACAACCAATCATCTAAACTTAAGGAGTAATTTACAAAGACTAATGGCAAAGTATCTTTACATCGTTGATCACTATGTTCCGTTTCCAAGTTCAGAATACGGTGGACTTTGGAATGTAGTTGCAGAAGATGATGATGAGTGTTTTGATCTCATCTCTGCAGAGGATAATGGTGGATTTTATGAGCAGTATTACACTGATCTTAAAGAAAATGTTCTAAACGCCCGTGTGTATCAACTAGCAGAATATGTAGAATCTCGTGTTGTTGAATCTTTTACGACCTGATGAAACTTTCCATTGATTTGATTCCACAATTTACACACAAAGCACCAGAGGGTTATAGTTATGAAGTTAAAGAGTTCAAACGTAATATCTTTTCTATTTGGTTGCGTTGTCACCGCGAGTTTGATTATAATTTGGGAAAATCAATCAGGACAATTTGGGGGTTCTACGACTACAAAAAGTGCCAGTTCTTTAGTCCTGTAAATAGTTCTACCGTTGGCAAGCAAGTAGATTTCAAAAATACAAGAAACTACACAGCAATGCCGATAAAGCAAACACCACTGGAGAGTGCATTTGTATGACCTACGAACCTCAAGTCAATGATTATGTTGTGTGGAACAATGGAAAAGGAATTGAGGGGTGGGTTTATTTTAGTGGCGATGAATATATTACTATTGAAATTGGCGTAAAACCAAAAGATGAAGAAAATTATGAAGCGTGTAAAATTCACCGCAATGATCGTTTGATGGTTCTATGTTACCGCAGTCAATGGAAAGAGTTAGAGTATATAAAGTCAAGAAAATCTGTGTATGAAGAAGAAAAAGAACTTTTGGCGCTTGTGGGCTAAATCCCTTGGAGAAAAAGCAGGTAAAAATGACAGAGAAGCAGACAACATTGCTTACATACGGACTCTTTTATTCCTCAGTTATCTTATTACTAACTGTTTTATTGTTGCGGGTGTCGTAAGGCACTGGAATGATGTGCCAACAATAAATAATCAGAAAGTGTTGGTAAAATGAAGACCTTTCAACAATTTATGGAACAGCATCCAACGATGCAACCAAATGAGTATAACAAACAAGTTGCGCGTCAATCTGCACGTTGGAAAGGTATGCAAATCCGTCAATCGCATGGAGAAATGGAGCATCAAGCAGGTACAGAAGTAGCAGCGAAGAAAGCAAGGTTAAAGGCAATTATGTCTCGTTGAATTAAAGTTACTCACCTCCAAAGTGGATCTATAGTGTAAGCACACACAATTTATGAACTGCTTCGACGACATCCAAATTGAAGATTTGTCTTCTTTTGACTTTGTTGAAGAACTCAATGATGGTCTCTTTGATGAAGTTGATGATGATAAATCATTTCAAGCATTTCTTAATTCCAACTGGGACTTCTGACAGTTTGCAAACTGTCCACTAAATCACACAAACAAATCTTTTATCCATTATCATCATTAAATGACTGACAACATTCCTAACGTTCTTCCTCACATTATTGAACTGAAAGATGCTTGGAGGAAGCAAGATTTTGTTCTTTCTAAACAACAACAGGAAGAATACGATCTATTGCTTGCTACTCGCCGCGAACGTGTGCAGCAATTCTATGCTGAAAATAGAGTTTGTAAAGTAAGTAAGTCCGCGCAAGATAAACTGCGAGATGCTGAAGACAACTAAATACTAAAAAGGAGTGCTTAGATAACAATGCGTACATTTCGGGAGTTTGTTTCTCTTTGCGAAGAAGTTGAAGACAAGTCAAAGCGACTTGGATTTGCTGCGACGATTAAAACTGCTCAGGCAGGTGGTAGAATCCGACCAGAACGCAAAAAGACAACTCCTGAAACACGCAGAGTTCGTGCTGTAGGTGGTGGCAAAACTGAACCTGTAAAGTATAAACCAAGAAAAGACATTGGACAACAACGTGCTGCATCTACAACAGTTCAGCAACCAGAAAAAGAGCGTGGATCTGCTGATGTAAAAGCAAGAGCAGCAGCAGCGGCAAAAGAAGAAAGAAAGAAAGCAGCACTTGCTAGAATTGCTGCAAAGAAAGCAGGACAAAAACCAGAAACTGCAAAACCAAAAGCAAAAGAAGTAGAAAAGACTGCAACTAAGTTACTATCAACAAAGAAACCTGAAACAAAACCATCAACACCAGCAAAACCACGCAGAAAGTGGAAAACTGAAACTGGTAGTCCTATGACACGTCAAGAAAGAGATAAAGCAAGAAATAAAGAGAAAACAGCAGCAGCACAAAAAACTAAGAAATCCTCTACTGAGATTCTTGCACAAATGCGTAAAGAGTATGAGGAGAAAGGTGGAAAGTGGAACAATAAAGTTGCTGTTCAGATGAGAGCAAAAGCAAAAGCAGCAGCACAAGCATCAGGAAATTAAGTCCAATTAAAGTTACTCACCTCCAAAGTGGACCTATAGTATAAGCACGAATCTAAAACAAATGCTCTGGCAAGACTCACGAGGTAACTGGAACAGCACTAAATCTGCTCTCGACATGAAAATCGAACAAGCGATGATTCAAGCACGGTTCGATAAAGAGTGGACTGAAAAAGAACGCTCTGGTGATTGGTTGTTTGACGAAATGTTTGGTGGTTGATAAACTTCACCAGACTGCTCTAGGATCGCCTACAACACCATGGAAACCGTGAATGTGAGGATTGATGTCCTCAAACGTGTAATTAACGACTTGCAAAATGCTGTGCAAGTGTGCTATGATGTAGACTCATTATCAGAGGATGATGTGCATAGTTATCCGTATGCAACTGGATACTCTCGCTCTGCGATGCAGTATGCTATTGAAGACCTCAACAACATTCTGAACAAGTGATTACTCTTCGTCCTCATCAACCTCGTGCTGTTGCTGCTATGCAAAAGCACAAGAAAGGTCAGATTATCGTGCCAACGGGAGGGGGTAAGACCCTAAAGATGATCTATGATGTTCTGCGCCTGTTTCAATCAGAAACTCCTAAGACTGTTGTAGTCTGTGCGCCGCGCATCTTGCTGGCAGGTCAGTTGTCTAGCGAATTTCTTGAGCATATCAGCAATGTTGCTGTTATGCACGTCCATTCTGGTGAAACTCATCACTATTCTACTACTAAACCTTCTGAGATTCAGTGGTGGGATTCGATTGTAAGTGGCGCATTTAATCCTGATGCGCCCAAACACAAACTGATCTTTACTACTTACAATTCTCTGAATCGTATTCAAGAGTCTGGTATTGATGTGGATACGATCTACTTTGATGAGGCACATAACAGCGTCAAGCGTAACTTTTATCCTGCAACTGAGTATTTCGCTGCTAACGCAAATCGTTGCTATTTCTTTACTGCAACGCCGAAACATTCGCTTGCTGTTGGCAAACCAGGCATGAATCATCCTGATGTGTATGGTCAGGTGATTTGTCAGGTTCCTGCACCTGAACTCGTGGATGGTGGATACATTCTGCCTCCGAAAGTTGTGGTCAAGCAGTTGCCGATGGTCAAAGATCGTCAGATTATCTTTCAACGTGATGCAGACAATCTGATTGAAACGATTGATGATCAGAGCATCAAAAAGGTTCTGATTTGTGCTCGCACCACCAAACAAATCGTTGGTTTGGTATCAGAATCTGATTTCTGTGCTCAACTACAACAGCGTGGTTATTCTTGGATGATGATTACATCCAAGACTGGTGCAGTTATTGATGGTCAGAAGGTGGATCGTGAGAAGTTCTTTGATACTCTCAATGCGTGGGGTAAGGATAGCAGCAAGCGATTTGTTGTGATTCATCATAGCATCCTATCTGAAGGCATCAATGTATCTGGACTGGAAGCAGTGTTGTTTATGCGTAACATGGACTACATTGGCATTTCGCAGACTATTGGACGTGTGATTCGTCTTGGTGATGAATCCAAGAAGTTTGGTCTGGTTTGTGTGCCAGTGTATGATAGAGTTGGCATCAGCACCGCTCGCTCTGTGCAGGCAGTTGTTGACACCATCTTCCAAAAAGGTGAACCTGCTGTATCAGTTGTG